CCATGCTTCGGTTCGCGGACGAGACCTTCTCCATCTCTGGGCCTCTTTGGCCAGACCTCAGTGAACGTTTCGAGGCGACTGAAGTTCGTCGAATTGATTTGAACGAACCAGTCGGAGAAGAAGACTTTCCCTTGCGAGGGCGACAATCCCATGTATCGTCCCAGGGTCTCCCAAAACCGCCTTCCCGCAGGCGTCACGGTGAACAGACAATCATCACCGTTGATGAGCAAGCCCCGCCCGTTCGTCCCCAAGAAGTTCCAAGGGACAGGCCGGCCGAGAGAATACTCGATCGAAGCCCAACACAGAGCCGCGTTGGCAATGCAGAGGACCGGGAAGGAGACAACCGAGCCCATCAGTTGTCCATTGGCCTGGAACTCCTGTTGACCTTCGTGTTCGATCACATGACGTGTGAGTCCACGACGGAACAGTCGATGTTCCTGTTCGGATAGTCCCAAAGTGACCGCTAATTCTTCAGCGACCATTTCGGAAACCCACGAGCGCAATTCATTCGTGGCGTTGGCGTAGTCACCTGAGAGGAAACTTTCCCCTTGAGGCAAACCAAGACCAAACGCATCCAACAGCACCCGAGAATCAACGGGGCGACCAATCAGGCAGAAGACCTTTTGACGTGACAAGGTTTTCCGGAGAAACATCTGCAACGGTTTCAAAGCCGTCATCATGAGCGCAGGACCTTTCGTGATGACGCGGACTTTCAGGCTTTCGGCAAGGCCCAAGGGTTCAGCGACGGGACGTTCATCGTCAGCGGCATTCAGAAGGCGGGAGTAGTACTTGGCGTAGATGGCCTGAAAAGGTGCCACATCCACAGTACGTGCAAACTCATGCCCCGCTCCAATCTCCTCCTTTTCCGCGAAGTAGGAAGGAAATGGCGCGACTGCCGGTCCCGACAGACCAATCCCTGCGTTAGGCAAGCGCAGGTCGTCGAACAGCTCTGGGTGGTCGATCAGTTCACCGATCGCACCCATCTCGCTCCGCGTGTTGACGTACGTCGCAGAGCTTGAACCAAGTCGAGGTGCTACACGATCAGCAGCAGTGTACTCTCCTTGGGAAAGCAGGCCCGAACGACAGCTCTGATCTTGAGACGAACAAATTCTTTGTTCAAGATCGGAGGCCTGACACGAAAATCATCGTCAGGCTCAGCATCCAGGTCAGCCCAGTCCAAACGTGGTTGGCCGACCCCTCCCAGCAGAAGAATGTCTGGTTGTACCGAGGGGCGCGTTGTCAGCTCGAGAAAAGTCTTCTTCTCAGCTGCCTTGAGCATCGCCTTCGAAGGTCGAGGGAGACCCTTCTTGACCAATCCGATGGCCGTTGCGAGCTTCAACGCCTGAGCACGAGCAACACCTGTACCGGTGAGTACCTTGCGCGTGTAGGCGTACCAAGAGCCCCCCAGAAGCTGAGCGGGGTTGTCCTTGGGTTTGGCGAATTTCTTCTCGTCCCACGGGCAGGGTGGCAAATCCTGCCGCAGGAGAGCTGCAACAAAGGCTGACGTCTTGTACTTGACGAGCTTGAAAGCAGCAGCGAGGTCCGTACCCATTCGAGTCGTGAGAGCAAACCAATGCTTCAGACTCTTTTCGAAAGCAGCATCCAGTTGTGATCTGCGTTCGTTATCGAGGGTATCTCGCTT